AAATTAAAGTAAAAGAAAGTAAAGTATCTTTTAGCGAAATGCTTTCGCCATACATTCAAGAATTAAATTCTGAATATGATAACTTCTTTTCATACTGGACTGAAAAAAATTCAGTTGGCAAAGAACTATGGCAATCTGAAAAGTTTTTTGATATTAACAGAAGGATTAAAACTTGGATGCAAAATCAAAATAAATTTGGAAACAAAAAACCTTCAATCAATTTAGAACCGGCACCTGGTAAGATGACCAAGAATCTTAATCAGATGCAAGAGATTTACGAAGAAACTTTAGAACAAATAGCAAATGGAACTTATCACAATCCCTTCATCCGGAAATAGTATTGATAAATACTCACAACCGATTCTTGCAGATAGCAAGATGACAAAAAGCGAAACCATTATTTACGATGCTTCGCTAAAACAAAAAATAATGTACTTGTCCGAGGCAGAAAAAGCACGGATAGCCAATAAAATCATTTCAATGGCTAAAGTTCGTTTAAGCCTAAAGGATAGAGCCAAGCACGAAGATGCGGTCGAAAGCCAAATGATTTTCAGCGACCTAAACAAGTTTGATAATTTAACGGAAGCCGAAGTATTATTGGCCTTAGAAAATGGACTTGATGGAAATTACTTAAAAGAACACGAATCAAATGTGTTTTGGAATCCTTCCAATTTTGTTCTTTGGATTAAAAGGTATTTGCTCGAGAAAAACGATGTGATGCGGAAGGTAACAAATGCCAAGCCAGCTGATTACATTCGACACACTCCAAAAGATGAAGAAATTAAGCAACAAGGAATACTTTGTGCCAATGATTATGCGGATCTTTATGCACGGACAAAAGATGCAGATCGCACGTTTAAATATCCAGCCGGATTAAATTTCCTTTATGATTTAGGAGTTCAATACGGATGGCTTCATTTGGATAAGGAAATAATAGATCAAATCAAAATGTCCGTGGCACCAAAGTTTTTACATTTGGTTAAAAATCCGGGAGATGTTTTTGAACATACTGAATTTATTTGGGCCTATAAAGCAGAATGTTATAAAAGATTTATAAAAGACTTGGTAACGTTTGAGGTTCGAATTGATCAATACGGAAAAATTAAACCCATAGCTTAATGACACCTAAAGAAAAAGCCCAACAATTAAGGGATAAATTTTATTTTGAAACAACTATTACCGAATTAGAGGAGGCTAAAGATTGTGCTTTGATTGTGGTAAATGAGATTTTAAATAATGATTCAATTAAATTCAATCAAGATTTTAAAGAATATTGGAAAAAAGTAAAAAAAGAACTTATTGAATTGTAAGATTAATGACTGACAATTATCATACACTAAAAAATATATAATGAAAAAAATAATTATAATAACGATTTGCTTTGCATTGATCACGCAGATCACTCACGCATCCGATGTTTTCTTTAATATCTCCAGGCACACAACACTCGATTATTTTATAAGTTGGGTATTTGCCTTTTCTTTGGAATCATCCATCTTGATTTTTACATTACTTGGAAAACGAAACACGGCTATCTTTTTTGGCCTTATTTCGTGGCTGATAAATTTACTTTATTACTGGGTAGAAATCGGAATGACACAGAAGTTTGTTGCGATGAATATCATATCTTTGATCATACCGGTTACCATCTTTTTTTATTCGGAACTAATTAAAACTGACAAACGTAAAAACTTATTAAAATAATGGAAAAGAAAAAAACAGCAATAGACTGGCTTGCAGAACAAATTAAGTTGACTAATAAGGAAATGTATGCTCAATTACAAAAGGAAATCGAGCAAGCCAAACAAATGGAGAAAGAGCAGATAACAGAAGCTCATCTTCAGGGATTATATTCTGAGATTAAAATGAGAGGAGAAAAACAAGCAGAACAATATTACAACGAAAATTATGGCACAAATAACAATTAAAGGTCAAGTTCCAAGCAAATCAAATGGATATAGAATTGGGAATAATCGGCTTTATAAAACTACTGAACTAAAAAGTTATGAAGTTAATTTTAGTTGGCAAATAAAAAAACATCTTACAGAAATAATTAAAAATCCTTTTCAAATTTGGATTCACGTTTATTTTCAATCAAATAAATCTGATTTAGATAATGCTGCAAAAATTATTTTAGATTGTTTGCAAGAAAATAAAATAATCTTGAATGATCGGCTTTGTTCAATTTTAATAATGGAAAAGCATATTGATAAAATGAATCCACGAATTGAATTTAAAATAAATGAGATCTAATTATCTTGATGCAATTGCCTGGATTGATCAGCAGTTGACCAATCCGACAAGACAAATCAAAGTTGAATGCGAAACTATTCTTGATCTGAATTATTCTTTAGCCTTAAATCGAAAACACATTTTAGAAAATTCGGGGCAATTATCTTATTCAGCATTCGGAAGAACTAAAAAAATAAAAGATTTTTTGGAAATGTTAAAATAAAAATGTAAACTTTGTTAATATGTTAAAAGAAGATTTAATCGATTTAGTTAATCAGCCTCCGCACTACAAAAGTAAAGGCGGTATTGAATCCATTGAGGTTATTGAATCCTTTGAATTAAATTTTAATTTAGGGAATGTGATTAAATATATTTTGAGATCTGATAAAAAGGGTAACAAAAAGCAAGATTTGGAAAAAGCCCAATGGTATTTAAAAAGGGAAATTGAAAAGTTTAAAGGTTGATGTCAAGGAATGAAATCATTTCAACGCTATACGAATCAAAGGAGATCGCCCAGGCACTCCGAAAGATGCAACCAGCTTCACTCCGAGAAGAACTAAGACAAGAAATGTTTATGGCCTTATGTAATATTTCAGATGAGAAATTTTGGGGCATTTATAATAACAATGGTATTCCAGGTTTAAAGTTTTGGTTAGTTCGTACGATGCTTAATATGATTTATTCAACCGGCCTTAATACTCCATTTTTCCGCCATTTTAGACAAAAAAATGAGGAGTTTAATGTAAATCACGAAGTAATAAATTTCGATTCTTTAAATGAAGAAATTCAAGAACGAAAGGAAATGCTATTTTCTAAAATAGAGGAAGGCAGAAAGCAGTTGAGTTGGTACGAAAATACATTGCTTGAGACTTATATGGATTTAGGATTTAATCAAAAGGAATTAAGTCGCAAAACAAAAATACCTTATCAATCGGTTATCAAAACGATAATGATAATCAAAAAGAAACTTCGAGAGGAATGATCAGCACATTAATTGCATCCATATTTTTTTCAGTATATTTTAATATGACTAACTTACACCAGTCATTCAAATTAGATTTTAAGCCGTTTAATTGCACGCCTTGTTTATCCGTTTGGTCTGCGGTTGTATTTTATTTATTGCCGATTCAGATCACGGAACTTATTGCCTTATTTTTTAGTGCAGGAGTAATCGGGCCTTACCTTTTTAGATTCATTCATAAATGACACCAAGGGAACTGAATTTCTTAAAAGAACACGAGGCTAATTTTGTGGCCGTTGAATTAGGGTACACACGAAATATAGACTTTCACGTTATAGATCAATACGTTTTAATTTATCGGAATTACATTGATCAAAATTTTATTCTTAATGCCTGGTGCAAGCATTGTGTCTTTGATATGCTAAAAAGGATTAAGAACTATTACGACAATAATCAACCAATCGAAATCAATGTCGAACCTAAGAATAATCGGAGTAGGAAATAGCACTTCCGGTGTAACCTATCATCGTATTGCATTACCATTGTCCACGATGAAAAAGGAATATTGTCTATTGACCGATGCACTTTCGGAAGAGATGATTATTGAAAAGGAAATTAATATCCTGGTTCTGAATCGATTCTTAGAGGAGATCCCATTTTCTATTTTGATTGAATGGAAAAGAAAACACGGTTTTAAAATTATTGTTGACATTGATGACTATTGGGAGTTATTTAGCAGCCATTTATCAAACAAAACTTATCAGTTACTAAATATTCCAACGATCATTCAGAATTATATCCGAATGGCTGATTTAGTGACTTGCACGAATGATAGACTATATTCTAAAATCATTCAGCATAATAAGAAATGCGAAATTATACCAAATGCATTGCCTTTTGATAAGGATCAGTTCACGGCATTTAAGACTGAACACGACAAAGTAAACATTGCACATACCGGATCCATCACTCACTTTCCGGATATTAAACAATTAAAAAATCCATTGTTAAATTTATCGAAATCCAAATCCTTTGTCGATGCTACCAGGATGCTTCTTTGTGGATGGAATGATTATAATAAATGGCATTGGACACAAATAGGGAATATTTATACGGCCAATGAAAAGCTAAATTATAAGATTATCGAATCGGCTCACTTTTCATTTTATATGAATTTTTACAACGAGGCTGATATGTTGTTGGTGCCATTGCTTGATAATAAATTTAATCGGATGAAGTCTAATCTGAAGGCATTAGAAGCCGGGGCCAAGAGGATTCCGATATTAACTTTTGATCGTGATCCGTATGCAGATATTCCGACCATCTTTAAGGTCGATAATTGGGAACAAGATATTAGGAGAATGGTGTTTAGTAAGCAGATGCGAGAAGATTATGGCGAAGCGAATGCGGAGTATGTCCGTGAACATTACGACTTATTCAAAATAAATGAGAAGCGTTTTGATATTTATACTAAACTGATCGAATGCCAGTAGAAAATTAAATCAAATTGATAATGCAAGCAACGGATAAGGAGTTTTTTGAACACGAGATTAATAACGGAATAACTCCACATAATCCCGAATATTTAAACTTAATGTTGGCAACTTCCGACATCATAGTCGAATTTGCAAACGACATTATTGAAATTGGTGCGGGCCTTGGAACATTGGGAGAATGCTTAATTGTAAAAAATTGTAGTTATTATGGTATTGAACCAAATAAGTATCATCGTGATTTTGCATTGGATAGAGGAATTGAATTACACGAACTAAATCGTTATCCTAAATTGTGCGAAATGATTGTAAGTATTGAAGTATTTGAGCATTTGACGGATGATCAAATTGATGAGTATTTAAAAAGCATTGAATCAACGTATTTTTTATTTTCATCCACACCACACAAAACCACGGAAGAATTTGACACCTGGTGGGGGCATATTAATTTGAAATCAGAAGAAGAATGGATAACCTTATTTTCAAAATACGGATATAAGATTCACAAAAAATTAAGCATACCTACAACTTGGAGTTTACTATTTAAAAAATAAAATGCAATCAATACTAACAAAGATTTCAGATATTAAACTGAATCCAAATAATCCTCGATTAATTAAGGATGATAAGTTTAAAAAGTTAGTTCAATCAATTAAGGGTTTTCCTGAGATGCTGAATATTAGGCCCATCGTTGTAAATAAAGATATGATTATCTTGGGTGGCAATATGAGGTACCGTGCTTGCAAGGAAGCAGGCATAAAAGAAATACCGGTTATCATTACTGATTTATCAGAGGACAAACAAAGAGAATTTTTAATCAAAGATAATACAAGTGGAGGAGAGTGGGATTGGGATATGTTAGCCAACGAATGGGATACCGATGAACTTGAAGCCTGGGGATTGGATTTGCCGTCGTTTGATATTGATGATTTAGGAACGGCAGAGGAAGATAATTTTGAAGTCCCTAATGAAATAAAAACAGATTTTGAATTTGGAGATATTATTGAAATTGGAAATCATAGATTAGTTTGCGGAGATTCAACAAATCCACAAGATATTGATAAGCTATTTAACGGAAGAAAAGCAGATTTAATATTAACTGATCCTCCTTATGGAATTGGATACGAATATGATAAACATAAAGACGATGACAATGAAAAGAATGCTAATTTAGTATCTGATGTTTTTAATTTACATCAATGCGGAAAAGTTTGGACTCCGGGTTTAATGAATTTATCAAGAGACATTGAAAGATTTGGAAAAACTAAAGTTGCAGTTTGGTTTAAAAAATTTGCAGCAGCTGGGAACGGAGTTGGGGGTGCATCGACTTGGGAACCTATATTAATTTTAGATCCTCCGGAAAAGAAATTAAATAATGATGTAATTGAATTGATGGTTGAAAAAGAAGAATTGCACGGAAAATCTTTGAGGGAATTTCATTCTTGTCCAAAGCCAGTTAAATTATATGGAATATTAGTTGATTCATTCACATCAAAAAATCATTTGATATTTGAGCCATTTTGCGGAAGTGGAACTACATTAATTGCAAGTCATCAAATGGAACGTACTTGTTATGCAATGGAGTTTAGTGAAAAATATTGCCAAGTAATTGTCGACCGAATGCAAAAATTAGATCCAAGTTTAGTTATTAAAAAGAACGGAGAAATATGGCAAACGAAAACAACTTAATTCCATTTAAGAAAGGAGTAAGCGGAAATCCAAATGGAAGGCCAAAATCCTATGTTACTGGATTAAAGGATATTGGATATAATATGACCGAGATTAATATGGCCATTCGGAATATGCTTTCAATGAATATCAAGGAACTGCAAAAAGTTTACGAAAATCCGGAAGCAACAATATTAGAAAAGACGGTGGCAGGGGCAATGCGTAAATCATTAGAAAAAGGTAGTCTATATTCAATTGAAACTTTATTAAGTAGGGTATTTGGAAAGCCAAAAGAAACAAGTGATATAAAGCAGGACACGGAAATAACAATCAGATTTGCAAATGGAGATTATTTTACCGAATCCGCATCAAGCACAAGAAAAGGTACTGCGGAGTAAAGCAAGGTTCAGAGTATTAATGTGCGGTCGTAGATTTGGAAAATCTTTAATTAGCCAAGTCATAACATCCGTTCAAGCATTAAAAGGCCAACACGTGGCTTACATAACTCCAACATATCAATTAGCAAAGGTATTTTTTGATGAATTATGTTTATTACTTCCAATTGAGGTAGCAATACCAAACCGAAGTGATCTAACTTTAAAACTTGCAACCGGTGGAACGATTCGATTCTTTACTGGCGAAAGGCTCGATAATCTTCGGGGCCTTAAATTCCATTACGTTATTATTGATGAAGCATCATTCATAACTGATTTAGAAAGCGGATGGAATAATTCAATAAGGCCAACGTTAACCGATTACCAGGGCCGTGCTATATTCCTTTCAACTCCACGAGGAAAGAATTATTTTTATTCTTTATTTCTTAAAGGTTTACAACCGAATGCAGAATGGGAATCCTTTAAATATTCGACCTATGATAATCCATATATCCGTAAAGAAGAAATTGATTCAGCAAGAATGAGTTTACCGGAGGTTGTATTTGAGCAAGAGTATATGGCGAACCCAGCAGAAAACTCCGCCAATCCATTTGGAAGTCAGGCGATTGGGAAGTGCATTTCTGAAATGTCAATCAATCCGGTTAAATGTTATGGAATAGATTTAGCAAAGTATTCCGATTGGACTGTAATTATTGGTTTAGATAATAGTGGAAATGTGGCTTATTTTGAACGATTCCAAAATGATTGGGCCTCCACGCAAAACAAAATACGGAATTTATCAAAGGTTCCGATGTTAATTGATAGTACCGGTGTAGGCGATCCGGTAGTCGAGCAATTACAACGAGAAGGATTAGATGTAGAGGCATTTAAATTCACAAGTCAAAGCAAACAAGATTTAATGCTGGGCCTTCAAGTGGCTATCCATCAAGAACGGATTCATTATCCCGAAGGCATTATCAAAGAGGAACTCGAAATATTTGAATATCAATATAGTTCACACGGTGTAAAATATTCTGCACCTTCCGGATTTCACGATGATTGCGTGATGGCTTTGGCTCTTGCCTGGCGGAAGTTTGATTTTAAATCAGGCACCGGTAGATATAGTTTTGCGTAATTACTTATTTATGTTTATGAATTGGACAAATGTTTCGGTATGGCAGATGCAACAAATCTCCAACCTATTATCTAAAAACGAAGGAGATACAAGTCTCGATATCGCAGTTAAGACTTTGGCTATTTTAACGAATAGAACTGAGGCCCAAATAGATTCGTTAAGTCTCGATGATTTAAGCCATCAAATCAAAGATATTGCATTCCTAAACGAATCACAACCGAATGCCAAGCCACAAGATTACATTAAAGTAAACGGAAAGAAATACAAGTGCATTTATGACATTCGAAATATGCCATATGCCAGGTATATGGAAACTAAGTTTTTTGGAAATGATGTAATGAACAACTTGCATAAGATTGGGGCCTCAATGGTAATGCCAATGAAAAAGACTTGGTTTGGTTGGAAGGTTGACCAGTACGATGCAAGCAAGCACGAAGAATATGCCAATGATTTATTAGAGGCAAGTTATGAATCAGTTTACGGATCAGTGGTTTTTTTTTGTCAA